GCCAGCGCCGACCTGATAGCCGCCTGCACCATTAGAAAGAGCCATGATTTGTTCCTTTACAGAAAGGGTTTAACCCCACATACGGCAAGCGAGTTGCGGGCGAATGACCGAGAAGCCGTAGAGGACGTCAATACGGCAGGGCAGCCTGTCGTTGTTGATGTCGTACTGGCGCACAATCCGCATCGAGATCCCGTTGTGAACCTGGCGGCTCGCCATGTCCACGCCCTGCGGCATCACAAGGTCAGCGGTTGCAAACGCAATCGCGTCTTTGTGGTAGAGCAGGTTCTGCGGGTACTGGGTGCTCGCGCTACCCAAGAAGGTTACCGTTGCGCCCGATTGCGGGAACGAGTCCACGGTTGCCAGAGCCTGACCGGAGGTGTAGATCGCCGGGCTGACGCTGACCGTGTACGCCCCGCCCGACGCAGTCGCGTCGGCGGTCGCTACGAACTGCTGAAGCGAGCCGGTCGACTCACGGGTCTGCGGGTTGACCGCAAACACGTTCGCGATGGTGAACACATCCCCCTTCTTGATGGTCTGCGTGCCGGTGCCGGTGATTGCGATGGTCGTCGCGCCCTGCGTGCTGACGGTGGAGGTCACCGTGTGCGCGCCAGTACGGGTGCCGGTCGTGTGCTGCTTGATCGACTGCGACATCGCCATCTCGTCGTAACCCAGAATGCCTTCGCCCATCAGGCCCGACTTGAACTGACGGCTGATGGTCGACACCGGGTTGAACAAGCCCTTCATGCCCTCAACCAGACCGGCGTTGGCAGCCGGGTTAACGGTGGCGTAGCGCGGGCTCATCGGCGCGGCGGCCTCGTTCAGCTTCTGCTGACCTTGGAGCAGCACCAGGCTGGTCGACGGAACGGTGCCAGGCGTGCCAACCGAGGCAAAGATGCCTTGGTAAGCGTTTGCCACATCGGCGTCGATGCTGGAGGCCAGCTGACTAACCCGAGGCTTCAACACACGCTCGGCGAAGTCGTCAAGCTGCATGGTGAGTTCGGCAGTCGTGAAGTTGATGCCGATATGCTTCTGGCTGGAGACGGTGAGCGTGGTGAACTGCTCATTGTCGTCCTGTACTTGCAGCGCGGCGCCATCGGTTACCAGCGCGCGGTCCGGCAGACGGATACGAAGGGTCGTACCAATCTTGGCGCCTTCCTGCGCGAACGAGTTGTCGTACTGACGGTTTACGTTACGGGTGATCACAAGGTTGTTTTCGAGGATCTCGAGCGCGCGCCTCGTAATCATGTCAATCGTAAGAATGTTATTTGCCATGATGGCTCCTTAAACTTGCTGTTGGGCTTGCCACTTGCGGATCTGCCGTTGACGATCTGCTTCAATCCACTCACTGGTGCTCATTGTTTTGACCGAGCGAGGGTCCGTGGTGTCGTAAGCGGGCGTTCCGGCCGTTCGCGCTGTGACAGGCGTGATGGGCGCCGGGGCGCTCGATTGCTTCTTGACCGGCATTGGACTGCTGGCGAGTTTCGCCTCAATCTTGCCGATCTCCTTGGCCTGCAAGATCGGGCTCAAGCGGGAGATGCGATCAGCTTCCTTTGGATGACTGCCTAAATAATAGGCAAGGTCAGGACCAACGTCAGAAGCCTGAATCGTTTGCGCCATCACGGTGGTGATTCGCAGGTTCGGGTTGTAGGCGACCGTTTCAAAGTCGTCGTACTTGTCCCGCGCTTGCTCTTCCCGTTCCGCATACGTCTCCAGCAGCTCGGCCTGTTGGCGCTCCATGTCCCTTTGCTGGAGAAGCTGTTGAGCCTTCTGTTCGGCCAGCGCTTGCGCGTAGGCTTCAACCGACTCAAACTGTTCTGCCGGCGGCAGTTCCTTGGGCGTCTCGGACGTTTGCTGCTGGGGGCGCTGTTGGCGCTCCCACTTGCGCTGCTCTCGCGCAAGCCGTTTGGCAACGATGGCGTCAAGCTCTTCTTGAGTGAAGGTCTTGGTCGCTTCCGGCGTTTGTGGTGTTGCTTCAGCGGGTTCAGGTGCCGTAACCTGGAGCTCTGCTGGCGCGGGGGTCTGTTCGACCTGTACCGCTACTTCTTGGTCTGACATGGTTGATTCCGAAGAATCCCTGGTGTAGCGCACCAGTACGCACTGAGGTTAATCGTTTTGCGTGGCGGGTGTCAAGCCCAAACCCTTACCGGAGTTGCCGGCGTCATTTGATACTGCACCAGATTGGCAGGTGTCGCTTGGTCTGCTTTCAGCCTGACGTTAACGTGCCAACCGTCGAGCGCCGCCATCTCAGGTTGCTCGCCCATGTCAGTCGTGATCGTCTTGCCGGTCGGCTTGTAGATCAGGCCCACAGTGTCGATGCTGGCATTGACTGGAGCATACCCGGCTGGCTGGAGGATGTTGCCTTCAGCATCCAGCAGCGCCATTGTCTCTGTCAGCAGACCAGCAGCGAGCAATGCAGCGTTGGCAGCGTCAGCGTCGGTGAAGCGTAGAAACAGGTCGTTCCAAGACGGGACGGGTGGGGAGAGGGGGAGGTTGTCAAGCATGGTTACCTCAAGCGGTGAGAGCTTGGAGTTCTGCGTTGGTCAAACGGCGCGGATAGTAAGCAACCTGACGCAAATGCCCATTAAGTCGGTTTGCTGTATTACCTTCCAGACCGCCGAGAACAAGTCGATCAACAGTTGGTATAGCCCCAGATGTATCAGTTACAACTGCTCCACCGTTTACTGACAATGCAAAATTATTTGCGGCATAGGCCGCTGCAATTTTATTTGGTGTGTTTGCAAGTATAGTTCCAGCGTCAATTTGAGCCTCAACTACACTACTGTTGACAACAATAAATTGAGCGCCACTGTCCGCTGGCAAATACATACTATTAGCGTAGCCACCGCTATCAGAAGCAGACAACGAAATATCATTATCGATGGCAAGCGGTGATACGTTTGAAAGAAACGTCCCCTCAGTCGCGTTGAACCACGGACTCAACGTATTCACACTCGCAACATCCGCGCTGCGGGTGACGGAGGCGGCGACTGTGGGGATGTAGCTGGTGGCGAAGGCTCCGGCTTCGAGTTGAGCGCCCCAGATGTAAATCCCAGAAGTGCCGTCGCCGGTATATGACTGGCCGTTGTTTCCGTTAGCAAGCAGGATTGCTAATGTCGGATTGGTTGTTGTCAAAGTTCCGGTTACGGAGCAACGGAACCACCCGTTACCGACTGGAGTAATAGATGCTGTTCCACCGCCAACAGCACCAACTGTTCCTGCGGAAACGTCAAAATATGCAGAAGCATTCGCGCCAGAAGCAGTGTTTACCGTTATCCGCATCCATGACCGTTGACTCTGCTTAACATAAACTGAAAACGTGACCACGGTTCCAGAAGCTGCAACATATGCTTGCGTGATCTGATGCGCACCGGTTGATGTGTCCTCAACTAATGTGTCTGCTGTGACTGTTCCATCTGGCGCAGCGACTGAATTGGCTGTTATCGTACTGTTTGACTTGGTCCACGCCGCATTATCAAACTGCTCAGAATACGTCAGCAGATTCGTCCTCTGCTCCTCAATGAGCAACCCCCTCGGCGTAGCACCGCCAGTAACAACTGGAACCGCTCTAAACCCGTTTGTGGCTCCAGATACCATGTAGTCTGTTGCGGTGTTGCCCAACTCTATTTGAGCGCCCCAGATAAAGACGCCGCTGTTGCCGTCGCCTTGATATGCAAAAGTTGTGGCAGAGGAAGCAGGATAAACAAATAGTTGGCCTGATGCGATTGATGATGTCGTAAAGGTAACGCTTATTCTGTACCACCCATTACCAACATTTACTGCTGAAAACGAACCATCGCCAGTTACAGTTCCAATCGCGCCATTTGACAAATTAACGATTGCGTAAGTATTTACTCCACCCATAATTACTTGAACTTGAGAAAAGGTTCTTTCTCCAGCTTTTATGTAAACAGAGCCTGTATACGCAGTCGATGTTAATGATGCTACTGAAGTTGATGAAACAATGTGCGAATTATTTGATGAGTCCTCAACTAATTTGTCAGCGGTCACGGTGCCATCTGGAGCAGTCGCTGCGTTGGTCGTGATGCTCGATCGTGTTTTCGTCCAATACGCATTATCAAACTCCTCCGAGTACAGCAGCAGGTTCCTAGCAATCGGCTGAACCGCTGTGACACTCGACCCATCGTAGTCGAACCTCGGGCCGTACACTGCTGCGCTCGTGGTGGGCGTGTAGTCGAGAGCGTAGGGGCCGACAGCGAGTTGAGCGCCCCAGAACGAAATCGTTCGGCCATTAGTGACGCTTGTGCTATTGTTTCCGTCGACTATATATAAAACAACAGCATATGTTGTGGCATTTGAAATGTTAAAAGTAATAGAACATCTAACCCAGCCGTTCCCAACACTTGTAGCGGTACTAGACGCGACAGTTACGGCAGACCCAGAACTTAAACCCACCCCACCACCGACAGCAGCGGAGGAAGCGTCAAAATATCTACCGTTGGCGTTTGCAACACCATCGGATAGCTGGAGTGCCATCCAGTTCGACGTTCCTGCTTTTACAAAAAATGAGACAGTATGTTGCGTTGCGGCAAGAGTTCCAGCAGATTGATTTATATTAGGGAATGAAGCAGTCGTAACAGTTACTTGATCGGCCGTAACACTCCCATCTGGCGCAGCGGTTGTGTTTGCAGTGACTGAAACATTGCTTTTATTCCAACTAGCATTATCAAACTGCTGGCTGTACGTCAGCAAATTATGCGGTGCATACTCCACCAGTCCCGTAGGCCCGATCCTGGTGGCGTTGCTCGACCGGCTGAACGTAATGATGTCGCTGAATGCTTTCTGAATGAGTGCCATGTTTACCCCGCTACCAGATAAAGACCGTACCCGTAAGCAGGGTCTGCCGCAGGTTCAATTTGATACGCAGGTTGAATAAAGTTTAAGATCAATGACGAATCTTCGTAGTTACCTAGCGGTTTTGTTGCGCCAATTGTAAAATCAAAATACAGCGTCGGGCCTAGCTGCAAAGCAATTGGCGTTGAATTAACACCGCCACCTGACAAACCAAACGCCACACCTCGGCCCACCTCATAAGAAGGTGGGGGCGGTAGTGCAATTCGCTGATCAAACAGCGTATTAATTTGTTGGCGAATCATCGGTAGTAGCTAATGTTAAGTGTGGCGCTAGCCAAAATTTCAATGAACCGCAAATTTTGCAAGTTGCCATCGTAGTTCAAAGTAGAGTTGACAGGCAGCAGCATACCAACACCAGTTGTAGGTGCGGTGCCGTCATCTCTCCAACGAACGGATTGATTTTCTGAAATAATTAACGCCATTGTAGCGCCAGAAGGAACAGTAAGACCTGTAGCTGCCGACAAACTAGTAATCTGTTGGTAACCAAGGCAATCAGTGGTTGATTTTAGCCCCATGATGACATCCTTACGCGAGGAATTTGAGTTTGTAGAGCGTGGAATAGTACAACGCCAGAATCTCATCGATGATGTTCTGAAGCGGCGTACAGTCCTTGTCAACGACCTTATACCGCATCTCTTCGATGTCCTTGACCTGCCCTTCCAAGAAATCCACGATGTTGCCGGTTCGCTTGGCTGATTGCAGCGCGATGGCGCCGATCAGACCGTACTTGCCTTGGTAGGTTTCTGCGAACTTGTCCGCGAGGTCGATGATGCCGTCGTAGAACTCGTTCAACGCAACGTGCTTGGCGTATGACCGCGTCGCCAGATGCGTCGAATGCGCGACATCGCGAGCAAGGAACATCTGACCGATAAACACTTCGCACGTCATTGCGGCATCCCCATGTCAAGCGGCAGTTGCTCCATCGGAGGCTGCATTTCAGGCATCTGCGGCATCGGAACCGACTGCTCCATGACATCACGCAGCGTAATCACCACGATCTCCTGCACCTGTTCGGGCGTCATGCCCGCTTGGACAGCTTGAATCCGCTTGGTTTCGGCATTGTACTCTTCGATCCGCAGTTTCTGCGCTTCCATCGACTCGCTGACAGTCTTCAGCATCCCGTGCAGTTGGTCAAGCTCTTGACCCATCGCTTGGATCTGCTGATTGGCCATCTGCAAAGCCGGATCGTCTTCGTCTTGCAAAAGTTTCGGGTCGATCGTCTTCTTGAGCCGCTCGGCCAGCTCCTGTGCGCCTGGCCAGTCCATGTTCTTGACGAACAGGTCGCCAGCGACCGCCCAGAGCTGCGGGTTACCTTGCAGGATCTGCCCCATCGCGTCCATCGCTTCCTGACGCTTGGTCAGGTAGCTTGGGCCGGTCGTGACCTTGACGTCGTATTTGCCGACTGAGGGGTTGTAGATCTTGTCGATGACGACGCCCTGCTCGTTCACCACCCGCCGCACCGCTTCCGGCTGCGTTGGGTCGATCTTGACCATGTTGGACTCGCCGTCCAGACCAATGATCCGCGCGATGCGCTGGGTATCGTAGATTTTTGGCACCAGATCGATGATCTGCCGCGTGATATGACGCACGGCGCGGGCCAGATTGTCGACGTAGTGATAGGTGCCTGTGTTGCTCTGCTGCTGACGCGCAAGGATCGCACGGCCAGACCGTTCGTTCGAGGTCGCGCCCAGACTCGGATCGTACTGGCCTGTGGTCGCCTTGAGGTCGTCTGACGCCCCAAGTTTGGCCTGAATGAGGCCAGGTTGGGCCATGACAGGCGGCGAGCGCTGCGGCAGCGGCAAAGGCGCTCCTTGCCCGTCTGTAGCGTCTGGGTTGACCTCGAGGTACGGCCAATTGTTGATGTTGGCCGTCTTCCACTGGTTTTCGTAGCCCTCGAACTGGCCGCCGTAGCCGATAAACGGCGCTTTGGGCGCCAGCGCCAGCATCTCGGCTTCTTGGCTCGTCCAGTAGTTGTAGAGCCGCTGGGCGTCCTTGGCGTTACGCACCAGACCCGAGATCTGCACCTCGCCGTCGATCTCAAACTCGTTTCCGACCACTCGAACGACCGGAATCCACTTGCCCGGCCATTCCTGCTCTTCCAGCACCTCAAAACCGTTGGTTTTCAGCCACTTGACGGTTTCGATCGTCACTTTCCGCTGCCGGGTGGGCCGCAGGCCCATCTGACGCATCTGCTTGTCCTGCGGGTCGCCCTGATAGGCGAGCGTGCCGTCCGGGTAGAGGTTGAGCGTGGTGTCCTTGGGTTCTTTGTAGAAATACTCCGCGATCCGGATCGTCATCTCGTTGATCCAGACCGACAGGTTGCCGTCACCGACACCTTCTGACTGGATGGACGTGATCGGCGTTGCGTTCGGGAACATCCGCTCGTACTCATCCTTCGGAATGTCTTCCGTGATGAAGCACCACTTGGCGTCCGAGCCGCACGGGTCTTGGATTGTCGGGTCCATGTAGACCGAGAACGGGTTGCGAATGCGCCCGATCTTGATGTCTTGGTCGAAGCTTTTTTCGTCGCAGTACTCGGTCAAAAGCCGAATGTAGCCCTCGCCTTGCGTCACCTGGCACTCGCACGCGGTGTCGTAAGCGACATCCGCATCCGAGATGTACTCAATGTGCCGCACCAGACCGTCAAAAATCTCCGCGACCTCGATGTCTGCGTTGTCGTCAGCCGGAATGACCTTCCCGGACGGCCGGTTCTGCCGCTGGTCGTTTGTGACCTGCCTGACGTGCTGCGGGAGCTTGTTGATCGTCAGGCAGGGCCGCGCGTTGATCGTCTGGCCTTGGGCGCTGCCGCGTGTTTTCAGCACGTCAGCGGGCCATTGGAAGTTGTTGTCGGGCGAGCCTGCAAAAAACCGCAGGTCGTCCAACTGGTCTTGCCGGCTGTCCGAATAGGCGTCCAGCGCAATCCGCAGCCGCTTACGCATCTCCGACAGCATCTCTGCCGTGTTGCGCTTGGCGCGGCGAGGCGCTGCGTCCGCGTCGGCTACCTGCGCGGCCCCGTACAGACCGTTGTCGTCGTAAGCCATTACTTACCTTTGCCTCGTTTGGCTGCTGCGGCTTGCGACTGCGCCCTACGCTGTGTGCTGTACGCGATCGCGACCGCTTGGGGCTGCGGTTTGCCGTGCGCCATCTCGGTTTTGATGTTCTTCCGGAAGGCAGCCTTGCTGGGCGACTTAACGAGCGGCATAACTACCTCTTTTTGGCTGTTTTGGCCGACTCTTTGAAGTCTTTGGCCGTTGGCGCGCCCTTGGCGCCCGGTTTTCGCATCTTCTCGCCGCTGCCGGCTGCGATACGGGCGCGTTTTGCGTTGATATTGGCGTAAAGCCCAGGTTTTGTCGCCATGTCAGCACTTCCACCGTTTGAGC